TAGATCCAAAGAAAATTTTGGTTTTGTTGATTGGGTTTATCAAAAGGATGGAACATTAATTAAGGATTATGGCAAAGAAGAAGCATCTTAAAGTATTGTCACTTGGTGCTGGAGTCCAATCGACAACATTAGCTTTAATGATTGAAAAGGGTGAAGTTCCTATGGTCGATTGTGCTATATTTTCAGATGTAGGTGCAGAACCTAAATTAGTTTATGAACATCTTGATTGGTTGGAAAAACAATTATCTTATCCTGTTTACAAAGTGCAATGGAGAAACCTTAAAGAAGATATAATATCTGCTGCAAAGGGAGAATATAAAGCATTTACAGCACCTTTTTTCACAAAAAATAAAAATACAGAGAAAAAAGGAATGTTGCGTAGGCAATGTACTGGTGACTATAAAATTAAACCTTTACAACAAAAAGTAAGAGAATTGTTAGGTTATAACAAGGGTGAGAGAGTTGCAAAAGATACTCATGTTGAAATGCTTATGGGTATATCATGGGATGAATTACAAAGACAAAAAACAAATCAAATAAAATACATTACAAATATCTATCCATTAATAGAGAGACAAATTAGAAGGCATCAATGTCTTAAATGGATGGAAACAAATAATTATCCAAAACCACCAAGATCAGCTTGTACATTCTGTCCTTATCATTCAAACGAAGAATGGAGATTGATAAAACAAAATAAAGAAGAATGGGATGAAGTCGTAAAATTAGATCAAAGTATAAGAAATCAAGAACAATATAAAGATAGTCAATCTGGATCTGTTAAAGATCAATTATATTTACATAAAGATTGTAAACCAATAGACGAAATTGATTTAAGAACTGATGAAGAAAGAGGTCAATATTCTTTACTAGATGAATGTGAAGGTATGTGTGGGATATAATGGCAAAGAAGAAGAAAAAAAAGCAGCAACGAACTAAACCAAAAGAAATCTCACAAGCACAAGAGATTGATTATGGAGCTCAAGTATTAGTAAGGGAAAATGGCAAAATATTTAGACTACCTGATGGTGCAGAAATGGTTATTGGTAGTAAGCACATACAAAAAAAAATCAATTCAGTCCATGAAAGCTATTATGCCAGGCATCAACTAGATCCAACTGATGCAAAAAGAAATGCAACTAGATATGTAGCTGGCCAAAAATTAGAGTATTTAGGGATCATTAGTAATAAAATGAAAAGCTGTACATTTAACTTTAACAGATTAGCTGGTATTCCAAATGGTAGTGAGTTTTTCAATATTCTTAAAATTGATTATGAACAAGAATTTAATGATGCTATGAAAGCAACAGTACAACATCAGTCTTTAGTTTGGGATGTAATAATTGATAATTTGCCTGCGAGACATAAAAGAATGAACTCTTATAGAGAGGGTTTAGATATGTTGATAGACTTTTGGAAGATGTAAATATGCCTATTTGTGCCTATTTAGATTATTGAATAGTTAATATAGAGTATTTAATAAGATCCATAGGTATGGAAAAAATCCATACAAATTTCAATAAATAATAAAAATGAAACTTTCAGAAACAGATTTGCTGATGACTATTATCTTGGCTGACGAGGAAGGTAAACCAATAGTATTAGTAAGGTTTGCAAACTTCGATAATGATGAACAAGCACAAGACTTCATATCAGTATTTAAACATAAACAAAGTCTAGAACAACTAGGTTACAAGAACGAAACAATACATTAAATGGCAGCAGAAACAAAATATACAAAGGAACTCGTAGAGACTGTGTTACAAGAACTAGCAATGGGTAAATCCATTAGAGAAGCATTGAAAACAGTTGATACAGCTTGGGAGACCTGGAGAAAGTGGTTGAATAAGAAAACTGGCCTTAGAGAGAGATATAACCAGGCTAAAGAAGATGGTATTGAATACTCAATGGCAGAGGTAGAACAAGTAGCCAAAGATGCAGTAAAGAAGTCTGCAGAAAGTAAAATGGATATGGCTAATGTAAAAGCTATCGATACATTCATAAAGCACAAGCAATGGATGGCGAGTAAGTTAGCTGCGAAGAAGTATGGAGATAGAACTCAAATGGAGATAGGAAACATACAAGATCAAAGTTTCTCTATTAAATGGGATAAGTAAAAACAATGATGGATAGAATAAATAAACTAAAAGATAGATGGAAGAACCTAAACAAGAAGGGTAAGACCATTGTAGTAGTAGTAGCAGTAGCTATTATTGTAGTTATTGCACAGAATATTTAGTGTTTTTAGAGATAAATACATACAAATTGATTGTGTTTGTAGAGGATGTTGTGTGTAGAAGTGTTGAGTTTGTTAAGAGAATTAGCAAAAAGCTCTATAGTAGCATGGAACTCCTCGTAAGAAGATTTTGTTCGTATTTTGTTCGTAAATGGCAAAAAAATATATAAAAGCTGCACAATATCTGCACATAAAACACAAAAGGCATTGATAAACTTAGCTTAGCACATCACTAAGACTGTAGAGCTCTGTTTTTCCAGGATTTTTTCTTGTTTGGTAGCAAAAAAATTTTCTGCCACCACCCACGCAGTCGTAGTCATTGCAATAGTAAGTGATTTCAACTCAGAACAAAATTCACTAAAGCTTTGGTGCTGATGAGAAGAATTGAACTTCCGACTTCTATCTTACCAAGATAGCACTCTACCACTGAGTTACACCAGCATAGGTACTGATTATATGAAAAAAGCTAAAAAAAACACAAAAAAAATCGATGTATTTGCCCTAATGGTCAAACACATGAATGAAAAGACACCAATAAAACAAAATTCAGGTCGTGGAGTTGTTAGAGATAGCACAGTTGCACGAATACAAGATATTTACAAAGGGGATCAGAAAGATAATGCGTGAAGTTAAAAATATTAGACCTCTTTTCTGGTATAGGTGGTTTTAGTCTAGGATTAGAAGCAACAGGACACTTTGAGACTGCTGCATTCTGTGAGATAGAACCCTATTGTCAAAAGGTTTTAAAAAAACATTGGCCTGATGTTCCTATTTTTGACGACATACGCAAGTTGAAAGGAACAGATATTGGCACAGTTGACATTATTACAGGAGGATATCCCTGTCAACCCTTCTCAGTCGCTGGAAAACAAAAAGCTGAGCAAGATCCGAGACACCTCTGGCCAGAGTATTTTAGACTTATCCAAGAACTTCGGCCAACATGGGTTATTGGAGAGAATGTTAGTGGGCATATTAAACTCGGTCTCGACTCCGTACTTGAGGACTTGGCGAGTGAAGGTTACTCCTCGAGGACATTTAGTATTTCAGCTTCTAGCATCGGTGCAAACCACAAAAGAGAACGCATCTGGACTGTGGCCTACTCCAACGACAGAAACCACGAACAGAAAAAAGAAATACGCACAGGGTGGAACACCTCTAACTCTAGCAGTCAGAATGTGGCCTACACCTACGACACAAGAGATAGAACATCCCAACATGAAACTAACTCCAACTGGGAGAAGATTAACGAAGGATGGCAAGAACAGTCATTCTCTGAACCTAGCAGACAAAGTGAGAATGTGGCCAACACCGACTGTCGGTTGCGTGGAGGGAGGAGAACAATCGGATCGAGTAGAGATGACAGCAAACGGAAGTTACATCTTACGCAAAAAGAACAAGCCACACATGACTTACGGAGCAAAACTATCGGATGCAATACTGTTCGAGGAAAAACAGAGACTATGGCCGACACCAACAGCGAACGAGGATGCTTGTGGGAAACCGACAGGCAAGATGCAGAGGATGTTAGGCAATCACCCAGAGGTGAGGAAACCTTTGGATGGTGGAACATTGAACCCAGAGTGGGTAGAGTGGCTCATGGGATTCCCAAAAGGGTGGACAGACTTAAATCACTCGGAAACGCAGTAGTACCTCACATACCCTATTACATTGGTCAAGCGATTGTAGAAAGTTATCAATGAAAATAACCATTCCCTACAAACCAAGACCACTACAAAAAGAAATACATAAAAATCTAGCTAGGTTTTCAGTCCTGGTCTGTCATCGCAGATTTGGTAAGACAGTCCTTACTGTCAATGAACTGATTAAGAAGTGCCTACAATGTAAGCTGCCAAGGCCACGATACTACTACATAGCTCCGACATACAGCATGGCCAAGAGAATATCCTGGGACTATTTAAAATATTACACCTCGGTTCTACCAAAGATGGAATATCACGAAACAGAACTACG